GTACGGATCATGTGCTTTCGATACATGTCCAACTGCATCATCATTTAAAAAACCATTATGACGTGTCACCGCAAAATCATAGTTTGCTTTAATTAAATCTAAATACTTATCGTTTAATGTGCTATTAGGTGTTACCCATCCATTTACACTTAATCCGTACTTAGCAAAGCTGTTAGCGCTATTGGCAATTTCATACTCAGCTTCTTGTAAAGACATGGATTCTGTAGACATATCTTGATGTGTACATGAATGAGACATTATAGTAAAACCATCTTGCTGGTACTTACGATAATTATCAATGTAATTATAAGTAAATACCCTATCTTTTATTGGCGCAAATGTACAAGGAAGACCGTATTCTTTAAAAATACTATATGTTAATCGATCTTCAAAAAAACCATCATCAAACGTAAAAGCAATAATTCCTGTTTCAGGATTACTCGCCTCCATGTAATTCAATCTGTCATTCAAAACGTTAAAAGGTGTTCCATCCAAGGAAATGCGCGCTTGCGCTGCTTCAACTGAAGAATCGCCTTGAATGGTTACTTTATTTAATTGTTCTTGTACACTTTTAGATAATTCATTAGCTGTATTTGCTTTCGTTATTGCTGCCGTGGCATCCAATGTTGCTTTGCTACTGATTTTTTCGATATTGTTGTAGGAACCTTCAATTTTATCCCAATTATTATTGGTTCCATTACGTAGTAGTCTGTCATACAAATCATTGCCCCATCGATCTAAATTCATTGGCATTTACATCACCTATCTTTTCTTTAACATTGTTGTTCGGCATGGTTTTTATAAAAAGAAAAGAGAGCCCCATGGGCTCCCTGTTTAATATTGGATAGTAGTTTCAGAGGTTCCGTTAATCATTACGTTTACTGCATTTTCTGTCTCTTGTTGAATTAACAGTTTATCTCCTGAATTTAGAACGATAAATGTATCACGTACATTGTCACCAGGTTTCACTTTAACAGTCATAATATCGATAGTATTAAGTGTTAATGTTACTGTTTGTTCAGTTTCTAATGAATTATTGAAGATAAATTGTTTTACGGTAACTTGCTGATTTTGTTGCACATCACATACTACTAATTTGTTTGTTTGAGGTTTCCCTAAGTAAATTTGAACTGATTTCATAAATAATTCCTCCTAAAGTTTGTTTTTAATACCTATCTATTAACCTTCTAGCCACACGCGAAACACACGCGCATATGCTTTCTTTCCTTTAACTTTATTCCTCATGCGTAAATAAAAACTTTTAAGTTCCCCAGTAGGGACCCCTAAATCATAAACAAGATCCACGTCATCATTTTGTGACGGTGCACTAGTCTGTTTCGATGAAGTTTTACTCATGATTTGTTGACCGCTATCGGAAGAAACCATCGCGATTTCTACCTCTCCACCTTCTTCAGTGAAAATCTGTGCCTTTAATTTTACATATCTTGTTTTATGTTCAAAGGTATAAAATTGGCAACTGTCTAAGACATCATGTGTAGACGTTAACCACCAACCATCTTCCACTACATTAATCCCCCGATATGGCGGATAGTGTCCTGCGATATCAAACCCATACTGTATAGCACCGCCAATAATTGTCGCAAAACCATCTTCCCTCTCAACACGAATAAGACCACGATGAACATCGAGGCCTCCTGCACCAATATGAACGTATCTGTTTGCGTCGTTCGGGTCGATATACCAGACGCCTGTACTGTCCGCAAAGGTTTGCGTATTCATATATAAGTTCTTTAACGCTAGATTTAAATTACCACCGTCATCCATGAGTTGCTGCACTTGTTTCTGTGTTTGTTTAAATTGCGCTTCTATCGCTTTCGGTGACTTTAAATATTTAAAAGTCGATAATTCTACGGTAGGTGATTTCGTAATGTCTATCGGATCGTCTTCGATTTCTATAATACGTATCTTCACTGAGACACCCGCCTCATCGTATAACATATACACGTAATCTCCATATTCGTATTGATGTAACGAAAGTCCATTCTCGATAAGGTTAGCGATACTTACTTTAAATCTCGTTTCCGGAACATCATTAATATCTTTCTTACATCGTTCTAATAACGTAGATTCCGAATTATAGCGCTCGTCACGTATCGGCTTTTGGTGTATACGTCCATAAACTTTAGCCATTGGGGACTCGTACTCAACCTTGATTTCTTGTTCGTCTTTTTTCCCGTAGCCTCGAATAACCGTTGCAAAGTTACTCATATCGTTTTCCTCTTCGAAGGTTTTCAGATTATAACCGTAACGGAATTGCGCATCTCTTTCGCTACCTATTTCGTTTTTAAACGTTACCGTCTTATTCTTATTATCGATTAAAAATTCCGCTCCGTATCGATTGAGAGCCTTTTGTAAAAGTGCCAGTCGCGTATCATCTCCGAAATTTTCAAATCGTGTGGCTGCGAATGCGCCTTGGTTCACCCACTTCCAACCGGTATTCTTAAAGATAAAATCCATACATTGTGCGAAATTAGTGTAACCATTCTTTAATTCGTATTGCCAATTATTTATTAAATCATCAAAGAAAACATGAATGGCGGTTATTGATTTGCCGTAATGTCCTTGTTTATTTAATCCAATTACTATATACTCGTCGCCAAATCTATCTGTAATCTTTGCCCGTTTATCAACTAGAGTATAAGCATGCTTCACTGCTTCAGTGTTTAATTGATTAAAAGAAAGAGAAAAATCGCCGTTCACTCTTCGTTTTCGTCTCACGTTTTTGTAATCACAAAGCATTTCTTCTTGTCCGTTTATCCCAGTAACTATTAACGTACCCCTTCACCTCACTTATAAATAATAGAACCTAAAATCGAATTCTATTTTAAAATCCCCGTTTACACCGGTTAACTCAAAGTCATTCCATCCAGGCTTTAACGTGATTAATGCCCAATTTGTATTTTTAAAAATACTTCCTAGTACATTTCGATATGCTCTGACACCATCTAAAGTGATAACATCGTTCAATGTTGTTGTGACTCCTGTATAATTCCAAAGATCACCGGTAGTATTATTTTTTATAGTTAGATTATTAGATTTACCTTTATACTTTATTTTTAATGGCATGTACTTAGGATCTATTAATACATCACCAGCATTATAAATTCGGAAAGACGTAGTATTATGATGATACTTTGTATCTTCTGCGATTAAACCTTGTCCGATTTGCCATAAATCACTATCAAAAGTGAGCGGAGACAAGGTAGTTCCAATTGACTCGGCAAATGGAGAAAACGAAATAAATTCGATATCAAAGAATCCGTACATTCGTTGTTGCTCGATATCGTAAGAACCATTACACTTTACTCGCCATCGTTTCCCGGGATTTCTAGCATCGATGATATAAAAGGATTGTCTACTATCAAAAATCTTAAACACTTCATCTCGTAATAATGCATAATCCCACATATCGTACGCCTTTAAATAAAAAGAGCAATTGATTTTTCGCGGTTCATAAACCGTACCCAAATCGATTGCTCCATGACTTCCCTCTATTTCTTCAATATTATGTTTCGGAGATGGTGAAGACGGATTAAAGTCTCTCGTTATAATCCCAATTTCTTCAAGTTTGTACATCTTACCATCTAACCGTTGTACTATAGTTCCTAATGTTGTTTCTATATCCAATCCGTCATCACCCCTTGTCTCCTAATAAATATGACTGAATACTTACGTCCTGCATGCGCATGTTGTCTAAGTATCCTTTTGTAGATCTCGCGATTTCCCTACCGTCCATCATAATTACGTTTTCAATCGTCATTTCACGTTGGAAGTTCGAAGCTACATCCGTACTAGACTTACGGTTCGTATTCGCATACACCGAAGGTGCTGCAGCTTTCGCTAAACCTGCACTTACAGAGCCTGTATCCACCGCCAGCATTTCCGGTTTCATCCAATCCGTCATATTTTCAGACGTTCGTATTACCGCTGATTTCATTCCGTCAACACCGTTAATCCACCCTTGCATCATGTTTACACCAATCATATCGCGCATCCAACGTGAAGGAGAATGAATCGAAAACAGTCCGGTAAGTTTGTCCTTAATACCGTTACCTATCTCAGTTACCTTGTCCCAAATACGACTAGCCATTGATGTAATACCGTTTAGCAAACCTTCCATGATGTTCTTACCGATGTCCATCAAGTTAATCCCTGATAAGAATGAAGTGATATTATTCCAAATATTTGATACCGTATTAAATACCGCATCTAGGATACTAGAAGTTGCGGAACTAACCGCGTTCCAACCGGCAGATATGATATTGCCTACGGCTGACATAACAGAAGAAATCACGTTACTAATACCGTTGAAAATTGATTTTACTACTCCCCATACAGCGTTTAAAACACTAGAGAAAATCGAACTTACTAGATTTAATCCACTAGTCACGACCGCACCAATTAACGACATCGCACCTTGTATGATGCTACCAATAAGCGACATTACACTCGACGTAATTCCTTTCACCGCTTCCCATGCCGCACTCCAATCGCCTTTCAGTACTGCTGTGAATAACTTGATGATATTAGTTATAATCCCAATCACAGATGTAATTATGCCCATAATGGCTGGGAACACCGCTTGAACAACTGATAAAATAAACTGAATCGCAGGAATAACTACACCAGTTATTATCGTTGCTAAACCTTGTATAATGGCAACTGCTACCGGGATTGCTGCTTGAATAATAGAAACTATTACCGGAAAGACCGCTTGAACAATTTGTAAGATCAAAGGAATAACAGTCGTTGCTATAATAGAGATTACTTGCCCTAGTAATTGAATAATCGGGATTGCGACCGATATCGCAGCAATTATGATAGCTGCAATTACTGGGAAAACAGCCTGGACTGCTTGCAAAATAATCGGAACAACTGAAGTAGCGATAATTGTCAGGATTTCTCCAAACCCTTGTATCAACATTCCAGCTATACTAAATGCAGCTTGAACAACTTGTAGAATAATTGGAAATCCAGTTTGAAATGCTTCGATAAATACTGGTAAAACCGTAGTTGCAAACTCAGAAAACATTTGAGATAAAAATTGGATACCTTCATTTATCAATGGCATAATGTTGATTGTTGTATCCGCAAACATTTTAATAAGATCAGTTACCATTGGCATAACCTGTTGCATAATTTGACCAAATCCAGTAAACATTTCAGTCGCAAGTGGTACAGCAGCTTTTACAACCTCACCGAATAGACTTGCAATAGTTGAACCAAGTTCACCAAACGCCGATCCTAATTCAGCGAGTGCCGGCCCTAATGTAGCAAAGCTTTCTGTAATAACTTGGCCTGTCTTTTGAAACTCTGGGGCTAATGGCGCAAAAGCATCAATAAAACCTTGTGCTAACGAAGTGATAATCGGCATGATCACCGAAGCAACTGTACTGAAGACGCCTTTTATCGATTCCCACGCTGACATCAGTGCTGATTTTGCTTGTTCATTTGTATTTACAAGTTTAAAAATCGTAGCGCCTAATGAAGCAACAATAGCGATGACCCAGCCGACAGGACCAGATACACCTAAAAACGTTAACCCTAAACGAACGATTAACGGTGTTAAAGTAGCGATTGTATTACCAATTGTTGAAAATGACGATTTTATAAAATCTACGACCGGAGAAATGGCGGAACTAATCCCTGAAAACTTAGCGGTTATCCCGTCGATAGCTGAACCGAAAGCACCGCCTATCATCTGTCCAAGTCCACTAAACTTCGCTTTTACGGATTCAAAAAAAGCACCTATCGCATTACCCATCGCTGAAAATTTAGCGGGGATAGTTGCAAGATACGCACCAAATGAGTCAAATGCCGCTTTCATAGATTCCACGGCTGATATAGTTGTAGTTTTAATCGATTCCCAAGCGCTATTTACTGCGTTACGGAATGTCTCGTTATGTTTGTATAGTTGAACTAGCGCCGTTCCAAGTAGAGTTAATATCGCAATAGTTGCACCGATTGGTCCCGTTAGAAATGCAAAGGCGGCTCGTAATCCTACCATTGCTGCACTCGCTAGTTTGGCGACCATGGCGCTTTTACCGAGCCAGCCGACTAACGCACCAAACGCTGTTATTGTGGCTCCTATACTACTAATAAAAACTCCTAATACCGCCATGAAGACTGTAAACACTGCAACGGCTGAAGCTACCGTAGCAATCACTGTTTTCATCGTTGGTGATAATCCGTTAAACCCATCGGCTAATTTTTTAATAACGTCAGCAACAACGGATATAGCCGGTGCTAAAGCATCCGTAAAAGCGCGAGCTGCTACGTCAACTGACGATTGCATTTTAACGATTGCTCCCGCCCAACCTTCGAGCATCGAATCCGCTGCTTTTTTCGAAGCACCATCCGATTTAATTAGTGACTGCGTTAATTTATCGATTTTCTCCGGGCCCGCTGAGACAAGTGCCATCATACCAGAAACAGCTTCAGTACCAAATATCGTAGCTAATGCAGCTCCTTTTTGGGCACTTGTCATTCCGTCCATACCTTTTTGTAATTCACCGATAATTTGAGAAAGCGACTTCATGTTTCCGCTACTGTCGGTCGTAGTTACACCTAGTTCCTTCAACATATTAGCGGCAGCTTTCGGTGGTTTTACTAAACGGAGCATTGCCGATCTCAACGCTGTACCTGCCGTTTCACCTTTGATACCTGCGTTAGACATGATACCGACAGATGCTGCGAGCTCTTCCATTCCAATACCTAACTGAGCCGCCGGACCTGCTGCATATTTAAATGCGTATTGCATATCATACACACCTGCGGCTGTTGCGTTCGCTGCTTGTGCGAGCACGTCCGCTACGTGACCACTATCCTTCGCTTCCATACTAAACGCATTTAATGCGGAAGTTATCGTATCGGCTACCATACCTAGGTCTTCACCGGAAGCTGCTGCTGCCGATAAAACTCCCGGTAGTGCGTCAGTTGCTTGAGCCGCTTCGAACCCTTTCGCTCCTAACTCGGCGTATGCGGCTGCTACTTGACCAGTTGAATATACGGAGCTAGTCGCCATTTCTAGAATGTCTTTCTTAACTTGATTATATGACCCACCAGTAAGTACGGCTGCTTTTCTCGTTTGTTGTTCAAACTCCATCGAGTTCTTAATCATACTTCCGAAAGCTTTACCAGAAGCATAAGCGAGTGGTGCAAATGCTGTCGTCATATTTTGACCAACCGATTGTACCCTACGTCCCATTTCTTGAGCTTGGTTACCTACGTTTTGAAATGTTCGTTGCCATCCCGACATATCTGGCGGTGCCGGTGCTGGTGGCGTAGGAATTCGAGGTGGAGCCGGAACATTAGGAGCCGGTATATTAATCGGTTGACTTACCGCTTGTTGAAAGTTGCGCCAAAGCTGTGTAGCTTGTGTTAAACTGCTCCGTAATGAAGATATATCCGCTAAGAGTTGTACTTCTACTCTGTTTTGACTAATTTGTATTCACCGCCTTATCCGTTCTGACTTCGTAATGCTCGTTCGATATCATCGAATAAAGACTCGTTTGCGTGAATCTTTTTCGTAAGTTGCTCACGCTCTTTTTCCTTCGCTTCTAACATTCGAGCATTTTCAGGGCGCTTGTATATGTCATCTAGACTCTTTACCTTCTCGCTCTGAGCATTTCGATAAAAAAGCGCCTGAACACTAGCAATCTCGTAAGTATCAAGTAGACGCTCACGATAGCCAGTAAGCATAATGTGGTACTCCTTAATGCTTATCCGTTTAGATTCAAGCGTTGACATACCGAAGTACCGAAAGCAATCTGCCTGTAAATCATCAACGTTTATTCGTACAGACTTTCGAACGCTTTCTTCTGATCCTCGCCCATGCTCGCTAGTAATTTGTTCACGGTCTTCTGGAAGAAAAAACTATTAAGGACAACCGCTTTGTTGAATTTTAAAATGTCATCAAAAGATAACTCTTCAGATAATAATTGGCGTTCAATTTCTGCCTCAATATCTTTTTGTGTGATACCTTCACCTGTATGGATTAATCCGTAATAAATTACATTAACGAAATCCTCAAGACCACCCTGCATTGCTTTTTGAACAAATTCGAATGGGCCCCCATTACTATCGATTAATTTGATTGCTTCAAATCCGTATTTAAGTTCATGTTCTTTTCCTTTTACTTCAAAGCGTGTATATGATTTAGTCATTTATAAAACCTCCGTTAATTAGTTAGATTTATTTACAACAGTAAAAGGCGAAGTTTCCTCCGCCTACTCATCGAGTTTTTATGGTTGAACGACTGATCCGTCTGGTGCTCCAGGTGGAATTGTTGTAACTTTCCCTACAGACAACCCACCGTTTAATTTCGCTTCAATAGAGTACTTCGAGAACTCCTCATTTTCATGAGAAAGCTCAACGCTGCTCAACATAAAAGTCCCGCTTTTTGATTTGTATTCACCAGCTTTTGCACTACGTAAGGAAACTTCATGAATTTTAACGAGTTTCTTATTCGTAATTGCTTCCTCGATGTAATCAAGAGCTTCGTCACCATCCGTACTCACACCCTCGATAGATACCGATTGTGTTACATCTCCGTAATCACTACCAGACTTGTCCTTTGTTTTTAATTCGATTTCGCCCGCTTCGATAGAACGTGATCCTGACGTTTGGTTAAATAATCTGACTGTTTTCGAAGTTCCTGTAACTTGTGGAATATCGATTAAATATAACGTTTCTTTACCCTTAAATTCCGGTGATGCTGCTTGTGTCGTTACTGTTGTTTCAGCCATCCGTATTCCTCCTTGATTTAAATCGTAATTGTGATAAAGCTGAGGTGTTTCGCCGTTACTTGAGTGATATCCGCTTGTGGAATCGGCTCACATGACGAAACTTCCGCATATAAAAAACCGACTAGCTTAGGTACCTTCGATCTTGTGTCGTACAAGTCGATAGGGCGCCTTTCTAGTCGGTCGATGATTCTATCTTGTAATTCATTTCGGTTAGATACTGTATCGGAATACACTCCGATTTGTATTAAGTGATTTCGTGCGTAATTATCTTTCGAATACCTGTCGATTGTTCCCGTTAAAGATTCAATCGTTAGAAACGGCTTTGCTTTTCCGGTAAGAGAAACACCATCATATACCCAAGTAGTAGGTGCGAATTCTTCTAGCGCCTTTTTCAGCGAGTACATTACGTCATTTACTGTAGTCATACTATAGACCTCTTGCTGTTCGTTGAATCGCTTTTTCTAAGTCGGTAATTAATGGTTGCTCGCCCTCAAACATCGTCTTACGCATAAACCCTTTTTTCGTTCTGTGCGTGTATTCTTGTACGGCTGCATATTCAACATCTGAACCGTATAACCATCCCGTCTTATCGCCGTTGAAAGCTTTCACACTTGGCGGAATACTTCCTGCTAAATTACCAGATTCAACTGGCGCTCTATTAGATGCTGTATTCGCTTGTAGCCTCGCATGTTTCTCTACTGTATTAGCAACTGGTGTTTTGTATCGATCAGGGTTTGCCATGCGGTAAATATTTTCGAGTCCTTTAATTCTCGCGCTAACTTTCATTAAACCACCCTCTTCACGACTACTTCTCGGCGATTGACTCCGCCCAGCCCTCGTTCATCAACAAGCATGATTACATATTTGATGCCGTTTCTCTCAAGGTACTCAACTTTATTCAAATCGATATCGAGTCGGAAAGTAACGAGTGCTTCACCTTCTTTTACGTCAGTGCCTGCGAATTTCACGTTGTCTTCAAGCGTGAATTTCTTCCAAACAACTTGTACCGTTTCTTTCGTATTCTCACCGTTAATTACTTCGCCTGTAATCGGGTCTTCTTCCGAAATTCCTTTTCGCCATAGAGTAATAGGTTCACGGCGGTTCTGTTCGATTAATTCACGATTGGCTCGAATTTGCTCGATGTCTTTTTCGGTTAACACTCGTTATTCCTCCTCTCCGATAATGTAATTTAAACGAGATGAGCATTGCGGATGTGGGTTAATTAGTTGAGCTAGTAAACTTTCTGGAATCTTTTTCGGATATCTACCAGGGCCTAACCCGTAAGTGTCACGTCTAGCTAACTTGTAACACATATGTCGTGAGTGATAGCGATGGCGATGCCCATTATCTATTAACTTGTAACCTGTAACAATATCACTTTCGTTGCCGTTATAAATAGTAGCCGCTCGGTGTGTGTTGTTGCTCTCCGTAATTGCTACACGTTCGATTTTCCATTTCTCGTTATCGTGTACTTCTCGTATTTTTTGAGAGATTGAACTAACACTTTCACCTTTAAGAACGGCCGGTCGTATTACCTTCGTTAATTCTGCTCGCATATCGCCCGCTAAGTTCCACACTCGGTCAGACAGTATTAAACCGTCATCGCCCCTCCGCTTTAGCATGTATCTCACAACTTGCTGATTTACGGAATCTAAATTCGTTACGCCAAGGTTAGTTTCTGCAAGTTTAGAAGTTGTCCACTTCGCTGTATCATCGATTACTTTTTCGAATGACGCTCCTGCTTTCTTGCGAAACTCCTTTTCGTAATAATCTAAATCTCGTAATAATGAATTTAATCTACCTCGTTTAATTACACCGTCTTTTTGATAGTCGTTAATTAA